AGATGACCAAGAGATGCAATTTGTTAAGGCTCGCTCTGATTCAGCAAGCCTATCTGATTTATTTTCTGCTATCAAAAGTTATAGCAGAGCATTCACAGATCAGGGTGCAGCTAGCGATAGCCTTGATAAGAATATTTCAAAGCCACAAGCAGATTTGTTTACCGTAACAGATAATAATTCTATAAGTTATGGAAAAGTCGCTACAGATAATTCAGGCATTACAGATGATCGATCTATGGCGTATGGCAAATTCGCTACAGATGATTCAGGAATTGCTGATGATTTCTCTATGGCTTATGGTAAAGCCGCTCTAGATACTTTAGGTTTTACAGATGATTCGTCTATAAGTTATGGAAAAGTCGCTACAGATAATACAGGCATTACAGATCAGGCATCGATAGATTATCAAAAAAGCGCAACAGATAGCTCAAACATTACAGACGAAACAATTAAAAGCGCAATCAAGGTGATCGCTGATCAAGCTGGATTGTCTGACGATCAGTTTCTACAGATTGAAAAGTCATTCAGCGAGAATGCAAGTTTCACTGATCTGATAGTTGTAGCATTGCAGAGATACAGAGACTTTGACGAATCTGCTTCAATTGCAGATGTTGCAATACTGATTGTAAATAAAGGCTTGTCAGATCTAACCACTGTTGATGAAGTAGTAGAAATTTTGCTATCTAAGGCAGCACAGGATCAGGCGGATCTTTCTGACTTGATGCAGCTTGGCGTTTCTAAACCAGCACAGGATCAGACTAACCTGTCTGACTTAATGCAACTTGGATTTTCAAAAGCCGAGCAAGATCAAGGTGATCTTTCTGACGCAGTGCAGCTTGGCGTTTCTAGGTCTATAAGTGAAACTGTTTCAATAAATGAGCAATCAGATTTAGGTGTATCGAAAAGTTTGCAAGATTCTTACACAGGATCAGAACAAATTGCCAAGCTATTTAGCAGGGGTGCAACAGATAGCGCCTCTGTAACAGATTTGGTTGATATTTTAAGAGGCAAAGTTTTATCTGACTCTTCAGGCTGGTCTGATGACCAGACAATGAATTTTCATAAGTTTATAAATGAAGGCTTATTTGCCACAGATGACTTGGATGGTGAGGCGACAATTCAAGATGATCAGGAAATGCAGTTTGTAAAAGTGCGCTCGGATCATGGTTCTGCAACTGATTTATATGTTGTTACACAAGGAAAGGTTAAAAGTGATACAATCGGATCAACAGATGGTGGCTCACTGCGAGGGCAAGGATATTGTGAGTTTAGTTATTTTTCAGAGGATTATGTCGGCTATAGCCGATCTTTTTAGAGGTGTAATATGTTAAATGAAAACTTAAAACTGCGCGGTGATGTTTCTTTAGTATTGAAGGGCAAAGACGGCAAGGTAAAAGATAGCAGAGAAATCAAAAACTTGATTGTGAATGACGGTTTGAACTTTATTTGCTCAAGAATGGCTGGAACTTCGGCCAGCGTTATGTCACACATGGCGCTAGGTTCAGGCACTACTGCACCAGCAGCAGGTCAAACCGATTTAGTATCTATTCTGGGCAGCAGAGAAGCCCTAGACAGTTCAACGGTATCAAGCAACACTATTACCTATGTGGCTTCTTTTGAAGCTGGCGATGGCACTGGTGCTGTTACTGAGGCTGGTATTTTCAACGCTTCAACAGGTGGAGATATGCTTTGCCGTACTACTTTCAGCGTTGTAAACAAGGAAGCTGACGACACTATGTCAGTAACTTGGACAATTACTCTAACTGCATCTTAATTTAAAAGGGGGCTACCTATGTCTACTATAGTTACTAGGGCAGGCAAAGGCTCGCCCCTTACAAATGCTGAGGTTGATGCTAACTTTACCAACCTCAATGATGACAAGCTAGAATCTGCTGATCTCAGTGGATATGCTGAACTTACTGGTGCTGAGTTTACCGGCGAGGTTGATGCTACTGGATTTAATGGTGATCTCACTGGTGCGATCTTATTTAAAGGTCAAGCTGGTGAGGCGCTAACCAAAGGCGATCCAGTTTATATCTCAGGTATCAGCGGCAATAAAACTGTAGTTAGCAAAGCCGATGCGAACGATGCAAGCAAAATGCCTTGCTTTGGTATTGTTGACGCTACTGTATCGCTAAATGCTGATTGCTCTGTTGTTACATTCGGAACATTGCAGGGGCTAGATACTTCTGGCTTTTCTGAGGGTGATGAGTTATTTGTTAGTGACACAGGAACCCTGACTACAACTGCGCCAACTGGCGAAGCATCACTTTTGCAGAAACTAGCAAAGGTTACGCGATCTCACCAAACTGCTGGCAGCATTAAAGTTATGGGTGCTGGTCGGACTAATGCCGTTCCCAATCTTAATGACGGCAACTTCTTTTTAGGCAATGGTTCTAACCAAGCTGTTAGCGCCGACTTTTCCGATTCTGTACTGGGCGAAATAAGCGCAGGCACAGGCATAAGTATATCTGCCACTGGTGAGATAGCCAACACTGCCCCAGACCAGACTGTATCTCTTACAGGCGCAGGTACTACAAGTGTAACTGGAACCTATCCTAACTTTACAATTACTGGCGCGGGAACAACATATACCGCAGGAACTGGAATTACTCTAACTGGCTCAGAATTTAGCCTTACTGATACTAATACAAAATTAAACACTTCGGGTGGAACGCTTACAGGAAATCTCACATTCCAAGGAAATGGAACCAGAATTAACTTGCCTGAACACCATTATATTAATTACAGATTTGAAATGGATGACGTAGACAACAATGGCACTGTCTATGTTCTGTTGTGCCAAAATGCTGCAAATAACGATGTCAATGGCAGAATAACAATGGATAGGACTAGCGGCCTACGGCACGCTTGTGCGGTTGATATTGTTGTAAGTTCTGGTAATAGCTCTGACCCCAAAGGCTCTTTAGTTGCTAACAGTGTCACTGGCGCTGCAGCAGGGGCAAGCTACAAATTAGTGACTGTAACTTATAACACTTTTAGCTATGTCGCTCTAGAAATAACTAATCCAGATAATTACTACGAAACGTTTGGTGCATATTTTACAGGAAGGCTAAAAAACACATCGACAAATTATTTTTTAGTTAAAACAGCAGACGACTTATCTGATATAACAGATATTTCTGATGGCTCTGCACGCCATACTTTTCAAGGTGACTTAGAAGTTTTCGATAATATTGAGGTAGACGGCACAGTTGATGGTCGTGATATAGCTACTGACGGAACTAAGCTCGATACTATAGAGACTAATGCAGACGTAACTGATACCGATAACGTCACAGCCGCTGGCGCACTGATGGACTCTGAGGTTACTAACTTGGCACAAGTCAAGGGATTTGATTCTTCAGACTATGCTACTGCTGCCCAAGGTACAAAAGCCGATGCTGCTTTGCCTACAACCGGCGGTACAATGACAGGCAATATTAGCTTTGGTGATTCAACTTTAGGTACACCAAAACAAATAACTTTTGGCGATAGCGATGATTTCGCAATTTATCACGACAGTATCAATAGTTATGTAGTAGAAACTGGCGCTGGTGGTTTGATACTTGGTGGTGTAAGTTTTGTAGACATTGGAAATGGCACAACTGAAAGCTACGCTCAATTCAGTACAGACGGAATTAGTCTTGCTGACAATAAAAAAATTCAGCTTGGCGAATCAGATGACCTAGAAATTCATCACGATGGTTCAAATAGTTATGTAGTTGATGGCGGAACAGGTAATTTATATATAGGTGGTTCGAGCTATGTTGACATTGGAAATGGCGCTTCAGGAGTCGGTGGTCAAACATACGCTAGGTTTAACACTTCGGGTAGTTGTGACCTTAAATACAATAATGTTAATAAGCTGTCTACTACTAATACTGGTATAGACGTTAGTGGCACAGCCACGATGGATGGTTTGGCTGTCGGCACTACAAGCGATGCTTATTCCCAAGTTTTAATTAATTCATCTACAACAGGTGAATCTGAATTAAGAATGGGCGATACAGATACAGATGCAGGTTCTATTGCTTACACTAACTCTGACGATACTATGACATTCAGAGCAGCGGCAGGTGCAAGAATGTCTTTAGACTCTAGTGGTCTTGACGTTACTGGCACAGTAACCGCTGATGGTCTTTCTTTAGGCGACTCTGAAAAAGCAACTTTTGGTGCTTCTGGCGACCTAGAAATTTACCACAATGGCGCTCATAGTTTTATTTCAGATGTAGGAAACGGCAGTCTATTCCTCAGAGGCGACACTCAAGTTAGATTACAGAATGGCTCAGAGAATGCTGTACTTTGTCAAAAGGATGCCGGTGTAACTGTCTACTACAACAACTCTGCCAAACTAGCAACAACTAACACTGGTGTTTCAGTTACTGGCGATATAGCTGTTTCTGGAACTGTTGATGGCAGATTAGTAGGTACAGATGGTGCTAGATTAGATACTATACCTTATCATCGAGTCAAGGAACTAGCTTTGCGGAGTGCAAGCTCTAGCGCACTTGCTCTTAGCACCAACCTTGTAGATATTGGCACGATACTCGATATTATTCACCCATCTACACCAGTAGCCGCTTCTCGTTATGTTGACTTAAAACTTTATTTAGATTGGAGATACGTAAGCTCCAATACAAATGATTTAGAATTGCAAGTAACGATTATTGTACCCTTTGGCGCTCCAACAGTAAATCTGGGTTCCTACACATACACATACGTTAATTATGCGGGAAGTGGATACGTTAGCGGAAGCTACGAAGCTTGGGGGTATGTTTCTGGCGATGTTACGCATCACTTCACTGAGTTTGGCAGAATAAATAAAACAGGAACGTCAAGCGGTACGTCAACGAAAGTTAGGGCATGGCAATATAATGAGAGTCTGGACAGAACTTACTTTTTAGCTGAGTCAAGCCCTGGTTTTAGTTTGTCCACTGGAGACACTGTTTATTGGCATCCTTATGATTGGGAATCAGCAGGTACAGCTCTCTATAAGACGATAGAAATAGATGAAAGGTACGTATCTTACGGACACCAAAGCGAATCATTAAAGTTTAAAGTAGCTTATGACGATTCTCGTTTAACTTATAGATTTAAGATGAAGGAGGTAACAACTACGGATAGCGCAGTTTTAGATACAGCGAGTGTTACATTGACAGACGTAGGGGAGGTTTAATATGTATGTAGTGGGATATACAAGAAACGATGCGGATGGTAGAACTGAATATATCAAGCATCAAGATTACGAGACTAGACAAGAAGCTATTGATGGTGCTGAAGCATTAGTTTTAGCATCAGTAAGTGACGAGTCTATACTGTCAGTTGTGCGCGGTTATAAGCTTTACGAGGGCGGTGAAGATTATAACGTATTGCACGAAATACCAACAACTGAACAACAAAGAAATCCATCTTAAACATAGGGCAATAACATGAAGGCTTTAATTATCGCTACAATATTTGTAATTTCTGGATGCAATACTTTTAACGGTGCTATTGACGGATCACAGCAGATCGTCAACTCAACTGTTGACTCAGCACAAGGCATGGTAGTGAACACTGCCAAAGGTGTTGGTGCAGGTTCGGCTACATTGGTTGAAGGCATCGCTAAAGACATTCGTTCGGCTTCTGAATGAATTGCTAGTTGGAGTAAGGAAAAATGATAGCAGAGATAGCGGCGGCAAATGCTGCCTTTCAAGTTATTAAAACTGCTATCAGTAATGGCAAGGAGCTTTACGACTGTAGTGCCGCTGCTCAGAAATACTTTGACAACAAAAGTGCCATAGCAAAGCGTGTAAACTCTAAAGGAAAGTCAGACCTAGAGGCTTTCATGGCACTTGAAAAGATCAAAGAGCAGGAGATTTGGTTAAAGGAACACATGGTCTACGCTGGTCGGCCTGAAATGTATAATGACTGGCTAAGTTTTCAGGCAGAGTGTAGAAGAAAGAGGGAAGCCGAAGCTAGAAGATTGGAAGCGGTAAGGCGTACAAGAATCAGGATGTTTAAAACATTTTTTGCTGCTATCGCCATAGGATTAGCAGTAATTCCCATAATGGTCTATGGCATTATATTAATGGTGAAACGATAATGGCTACAGTAACTGAGGCTTTACTCAAACTAGAAGGGCATGAAAAAGAATGCGCTATCCGCTATGGAAATATTGAGCGTAGATTAAATGATGGCTCTGAAAGATTTAAAAAAGCGGAAATGATGATCTGGGGAATCTATCCCTTGATTATCGGTTTATTTGTAGTCGGGAAGATGTTTCAATGAGCCTAGTAAACGCACTAATTGCCCCTGTAACCGGACTGCTGGATAAGTTTATACCTGATGCTGATGTCAAACAGAAGATCGCGCATGAAATCGCTACAATGTCAGAGAGACACGCGCAGGAAATTGCACTGGCACAGATTGAAGTCAACAAGGCAGAAGCAAAAGGAAACTGGTTCCAAGCAGGCTGGCGACCCGCAACCGGCTGGATTGCTGCACTCGGATTTGCCGTTAATTTTCTAGTCTCACCGCTTGCCGCTGGTTTTGGTGTAGACATACCACAAGCCGATACTTCTACTATGTTGCCAGTTTTGATGGGAATGTTAGGATTAGGTGGACTTAGAACTTTTGAAAGGGTTAAAAAATGACAGCAAAAAAGAAAGTTGTTTATTTTACAGAAAAAGAGTTGGCGTGTAAGCACACTGGAGAAAGCGGCTTTGATGCTGACTTTCTGAAGGTTCTAATTGCAATACGCAAAGAGTGCGGCTTTGGTTTTCCTATCAGCAGCGCATACCGTAGCCCACAGCACCCCATAGAACAGCGTAAGGAGAAGGCTGGATCGCATTCAACCGGAAAGGCAGTCGATATACTAGTTAGCGGAGAAAACGCCTTAAAACTCATTGAGGTGGCTTTAAAGCATGGTATACAGCGCATCGGGGTAAAGCAGAAAGGTCGCACAAGGTTTATCCACCTAGACGGCTGCACAGAAGAGGATGGCTTTACCTGCCCTGCAATCTGGAGCTACTAAACAGCCCTAGACGACTAGCCCATAAATTTGGGCTTTTTATTGCCTATAGTGTTGACATTAATGTAAACATCAGGCACTATGAGCCTACATTCAAAAAACAACAGGGCTACGCAAATGTTTATTCCAACTTTTCAAGAAAAAATCGACGAAATCAAAGCAGTTTTAGCAGAGATGACCCCAGAAGAACACGCTAGATTCGGGGCGCAGTTTGAAAGCGACCTAAAGCACTTTGAAGAAAAAGAAGCCACAAGAAAATCTTAATGCAAACAAACAGCCCCCGAAAGGGGGCTATCCTTGGAGCAAGTATGAACAACTCATTTTTTAACTACGCCACAGTCAACAGCGACAATATGTGCAATATGGAAAAGCACAGAATCTATTGGCATGGATTGCTGGTGCAGCATTTAAACGTGGTTAGCCACTGGTGCTTTCATGCGCCAGTTTCTGAAAGAAAACAGTCTGAGGAGTTTTGGAAGTCAGTGCAATTTCTTCAGAAATACCACAGCGGAATCTTGCGGCTGTTCATCAACTACGCTTTTGACTACACAAGCAAATAAATAACTGGAGGAAATATGTTTACAACTGATTTCAATAATTACTTTTATGAGCTGGCAGAGAAAGACTACGCCATGCAAAACCCAGCGCGAGATGATATGCCAGAAGAATATTATCACGCATACGGCGCACTATACGCTCAGGGCGAGTGCAATTCTGCAAACTGCGCTGACCCTGACAAAAGTGTTACCGCATCTTTAACTTTTTAGTACAATAATTGATTACAAACCGGAGGAAATATGAAATCTAGCGAATCAATCAACGAACTGGCAAAAGCGTTATGTGAAGCTCAGGCAGTTATGGGGGGTGCTGTTAAAGGCACTGGCAACCCTTTCTTTAAATCCAAATATGCGAACCTGTCAGACGTTATGCAGGTGGTCAAACAACCCTTTGCGGATAATGGCCTGAGCTATGTGCAGTTCCCAGTTAGTACCGAGAACAGTGTAGGTGTAGCAACCAGACTGATGCACACATCTGGTCAGTGGCTAGAGCAAGAGTTTTTGCTGCCAATGGTTAAGCGTGACCCACAGGCGGGCGGCTCTTGTATTACCTACGCAAGACGTTACGGCCTAGCGGCTATGGCTGGAATCCCGCAAGTAGATGATGACGCAGAAGCGGCAATGCTAAGAAGCGAAAAGGCAGTAAAGAAGGCCGAGCAGGAAAGCTACGAAGATTCAATTATCGACCTGATGCCTAGCGTTAAAGCTATCAAAGACGGTCTGGCAACTGGCGACCTGTCTACAGCTAATGAAGCATGGAAAGAGCTTACTGACACAGAGAAGCAGCTACTCTGGAAAGCACCAAGTAAAGGCGGCGTATTTACTACACAAGAACGCGTCACAATGAAAACCCCTGAGTTTAGAGAAGCACAATAGGAGAAAAAAAATGAGTAACTACGAGCAGAAAGACAACAGCGGCGCTATGTTTGTTAATGACAAGAAAGAGTCTGAGACACATCCAGACCGCAAAGGTAGTGCAATGATTGACGGTAAGGAATACTGGGTAAGCGGCTGGGTTAATACCAGCAAAACAGGAACTAAGTATATGTCACTAAAGTTCAACGCAAAAGACGAGCTACAGAATAAAGCTATTGCAGAGACTAAAAAGCTATTGCAGCCAGAGGCTGTAGAGTTTGACGAAGATATTCCATTCTAAAAATTAAAATGCCCCCTTTCGGGGGCAAACACAGGAGAAAGACCAGCGCTAGCCGGTCAATTACAATATATCACAAGTAGGCAAATAATATGCAACTATTAGACGCAGGAAAGGCTGTTAGAGCCGCACAACATAATGCAGGTATATCCAATGCCGAGCTATCAAGAATCGCTAATACAAGCCCACAGCAGGTTATACGATGGCGATCACAGAAAAACATTAAGCTACACACTATGCAGCATATTTGTGATGCCTTAAATGTAGACATAATCACTTTTTTTCGCTTAGGTTCATAAATTAGTGTTTACAATCAGGTTGATATAGATAATACTGCACCAAGTTATCGGGCTAGAGGTTGGGGAATCCCTTAAATAAAACCCCAAAGACGAAGTTGCCCCTCTTGACATAGCCCCTGAAGCCGGTCGGTACTGGCAGACGGATAGATTAGATATTCGATACGATAACGATTTTACCGGATAGTCGCTTAGCCCTATCATCAAAAAATTTACTTTTCGAAGTAAAAGGGTAAAAGTGCCTGTTAAAAATATTAAAATTAACAAACATTCAAAAACTAGTGAGCGCTTTAGCGCGAACCAATGGAGTAGAACAATGAGCCAGAAAGAACGCATACTGCAACACCTTGAAAGTGGTAACACGATCACATCTTTGGAAGCATACCAAGAGCTTGGCATCACTCAGTTAGCAGCAAGAATATTTGAATTAAAAGCTGAGGGAATACCAATATTATCCGAGCAGATCAAAGTGACTAACCGATTTGACGAAGAATGCACAGTATCAAGATATTTCTTGATGGGGGCTTAAAATGCTGATTCAAACTGGTGAAGAATATATTGTGCCTGACGATCTGTACGAGAAGTTGGTAAACAGCTATGGCGAAGATATGGTGCGCAATGAGCTAGAAGCTATGAAGATGTGGCTATACACAAACCCAGCAAAGAGAAAGACACTGCGCGGTATGCCTGCATTTATCAACAAGTGGCTAAGTAGAACAAAAAAGACAGGCGGTGTTTCGCCGTATGCAGCAAAGCAGCCTGAACTTGCTGCTGGTGATGAACAAATACGCGGTAGAACGGTTCAAATGAGCATGACTGATATTTCATGGCTCGAAGGCCAAGATAAAGAAAACCAAAAAAAGCACTGTCTGACTAAGTTTGGTTTTTACTATGATGGCGGGAGGGAGTTGAAATATGCGTAATGACAGAAGATTTAATCATTTAAAACACGCTTGCAAACCTGCAAAACTTTATTCATTCGCAGGCAAAAAAGGCGGATTGAAAAACGGCAATAAGTACAGCCTGTCTTATATGGCTGAAATTGCAGGCATAAATCCTAAAACCTTGCACAGCAGGATACGTGCGAAGCAGTGTAAAATAGTTACTGACTATGACCTAAGAAATGCTGCCGCTAATCACAATAACAATGTAGACAAGCCTTTTGAATCTAGGCTTGAATCTGCAATGGATATGTTAAGCCAAGAATGGCTTTCAAGGCGTATAGTTTGAGTCAAGGCGATACAGTTAAAGTGTACCGAGTCGAAGAGATTGAAGTTCGGCTTGGTTACATCGCTGACCGCTTAAAGCAGTGGGATTATACTTACCCATGCGCTATTTTTTTAAAGCCGTACAAAAACCCCAGATCAATATCTCAGAATGCTATGTTTCATGCTTGGTGTAGGCAGCTTAGTGCTTGGGTTATTGAGCGAGATACAAGTTATACCCCAGAAAATGTTAAACTACTGCTTAAACAAAAGTTTCTTGGTACTGAGAATATTAAAGTTGGTAAAACAATTATCGAGAATCAATTAAGGCAGACCAGCAAGCTAGATACTGGGGAAATGCACAACTTTATGAACGAGATTTATCATTGGGCTTTTGAGATTGGCTGTAATTTAGATATTGATCCGCAAAGTGAGTACCGTAAATTACAATTAAAACAGGTGGAATAATGGATAAAATTGACCCGCGTAGTTTGTTGGAGTTTGTAGAATCAGAGGCACAGAACAGAGTAGTACAGGCAGTTATTGAGCATGGATCAAATAATAAAGCAGCGCAGGCTTTGGGAATGTCGAGAAGGGGCATTGACAGAACAATAAAGCGAGTCGAGGGTTATGCCGCAGCCAAAGGAGTCGCACCGCATCGCGACCTAGTACACCAGACCGCAGAAGGCTTCGATGCCAAGCGCGTATCTACTGCTTACAAAGAAGATGGCACAGTAGCTTTACAGTGGGTTATACAAGAGCCGCAAAAGAAAAGCCTAAAAGAGCGCCTAGACCTGATGATAGAGGGCGTTAAAGATGACATACAGGGATTTAAAGACCCTGTTCCTGCCCCTGCTAAGGTGCGCGACGATTATTTAGCTATGTATATGATTGGCGACCACCACTTTGGAATGCTTGCTGACTCAGAAACTAAAGTTGATGATGATGATTGGGATGTAAAAATAGCGACACAGATATTAATCGACGCAACCGACAGACTAGCTAACCGAGTCGGTAACGCTGGCACTGGTGTTTTGCTTAACGTAGGTGATTTCTTTCACGCTGACAGCAGCTTTAACACCACCACTAAGGGAACGCCGGTAGACGTAGACACACGTATCGGAAAGACTTTCAAGTTAGCAGGAAGACTCTTTAACGTGCTAATTGAAAAGATGCTACAGACGCATGAAAAGGTTGTTGTGGTTAATGTTCGAGGCAATCACGACTATGATATGGCCTGTCACTTGTCTAGCTGCTTAGAGTTACTTTACAGCAAAGAGCCTAGAGTGGAGGTAGTGCAGAACTACAGCAAGTTTATATCCTACCAGTGGCACAACAATCTGTTTGTATTTCATCATGGCGACCGCATTAAGCATGAGCAGATCCTTCAGACGGTGATTAAGAACCTAGACGATGAATGGGCAGAGTCTAAAAACCGCTACTGCCATCTAGGGCATATTCATCATCACACTGCCAGAGAGGTAGGTTCTATGCACTTTGAACACTGGGGCAGCCTTACTGCGACTGATCAGTGGCATAGCGACAGCGGATACGGCGCAGAGAGAAGCATGACTGCGGTCGTATATCACAAAGATAGCGGTGAAGATTCCCGCGTAAAAATAAAGGTGGGCTAATGAGTGGTGTTATTAAATTTCCTAAGAAAACTACTAAAATTCACAGACTATATTGTGACGAATGTGATCTGCCTCTTTCTTATTGGCTGGGTGACGATGATAGTGCTTACGGTCTATGCGACCGCTGCGACCTTAATGTTCCTGACTCGATTCAACTCAAAGGCGAGGAGACTGAGCATTGAGCGCACTTGATAAGCAAGAAGGTGGAAGCCATTATAAAAATATGGCTATACAGCCATTAGAGTTTATTCATGCAAACGATGTGCCTTTTATTGAGGCTAATATCATAAAGTACATTTTAAGACACAAAACAAAGAATAAGAAACAAGATGTATTAAAAGCGATTCATTATTGCGAGTTATTACTGGAACTAGAATATGCCGAGAAGAAGAAAAACAACTGTCGCGCAGGAAGTTGAAAAAGCTGCAAAGTTATTACAGCGACTAGTAAGATTAAAAGGTTCAGATGAGAAAGGGTACTGCCAATGCGTTACCTGCGGAAAAGTTGACCACTATAAAAATATGCAGGGCGGCCACTTCATTCCAAGGGGTAGAACTATATTTAAACTTTATGAACCCAACATACAAATACAGTGTCCCAGCTGCAACCTATGGGGCATGAAACAATCGCACTACGTTTTGCGCTATAGGCAGTGGATGGTTGACTATTATGGTGAGCGAAGAGTCAAGGCTATGGAAAGGCTGGCTTGGCGACCTGCTAAAAAGTTTAATCGTGATGAAGTTATACAATTTGCAAGAGATTTAAAACAGCAGATAAAAGAGCAAGAATGGCGAATTGGTGAAATATAGTGTTGACATTAACGTAACCATCAGGCACGATAGCAAAACATTCAAAAAACAAGTGAGGTTCTACATGAAACAATCAATGAAAGACTTTATCGACGGGCTTGTCTATCGCAATCAAAACTGGACAGGCGATATTATAGACCTTTCCGATAGAAACAAAGACGCTTTGTGCCATGAATGGCTGAGTGCCTATCCAACTTGGCAGGCTGACTATTTACCATTTGCTGCAATTAACCAGATCGAAGGCTATGTCCACATTCTTTATTCATTTGGTGATGATCCTGCCAGCATTGCTTTAAAGAACGCTATTTATTTAGAGTTAGAGCTAGCCATGCGCGAACCAGTGCAGGAATACTTTTCACAAACTTATGTTAAGGCTGAGGCTTTCGCTGGATATGAGAGAGGTGAGTAATGATTAATTACGATTATAAATATGCGCGTGACCGCATAGAAAACAAAAAGCGTACAGAATCGCGTACGTCTGCCGCGCTGGGTGCTGCCATCTTTATTATGTACCTAGTTGTTTCAACTATGAGCTATAACGATTGTTTGCAGGGGGTGTGCTAATGAAACATGGTAGACCTGCTTTTGTATTTAAAAAATATCCATACGAAAGTTCATTTATAGAAATAACCCCAGTACAGCTAGAAGTTACACTCTTTGACCATGATTTAGACATAAATGGTCTGCTAGAGGAGTTTCAATTGTTTCTGGTGGGCGCTGGATATGGTTTTGAAGAAAACCAACGATTAGGAGTAATTACAGATGAATAAGTTATTAATATGTTTATTAATTAGCGTTTTTTCGACAAGTGCTTATGCAACCTGCACTGCTACAGTCGATCTATGGGGCAATACAAGATATAACTGCGGCGGTACTAGCGGAACCCTCACGCGAGATGTTTTAGGCACTGTTAGAGATTCGAGAACTGGCACTACCTATAGAACAGACGTTTTAGGAACAACAAGAGGCTCTGATGGATCGAGCTGGAGAACTGACGTTTTAGGCACTACACGATATAACGATGGCACAAGCTCATCGGTGGATGTATTCGGGAACACGCGATTTAGTGATGGAACCGTATGTTCCACTAATGTGCTGGGGACTATGACTTGCAGATGAATAAAGTAAGCAAAGAAGAGCTAGAAAAAATGGTTGCCTCCGTACATGAATGCGCTGATGATCACTTGGCTAAAAACCAAGAAGCTGTAGACCATGAGCTTGGCTTGTTGTTTATGTCTATAATCGGATTGCTTGCCATGATAGTAGGTTTGTTTATAATCTTTTTTGACTAGGGTACCCCCTCCTTACCCTTGAAGCAGGTCTGCCGCACCTGTAGTCACAACGCGGCACTATATCTTTTATGGCATACCTTACATAAACAAACATCACTACTAATCATATATTTTAGACATTACAATGCCCCGCGAATTTACCAACCGGAGCAAAAAATATGTTATATATGATAGGGTTTATTCTCTTATCTCTAACCCTTGTAGCTATTCAAGACCTAAGATTGCACAAAAAATAACCAGAGTTTACAATACAGACACAACAAAACGGTTAGCCTGCGGAGGTTAAGATGTGTCAGTTGAATATAGTAAGCCGAATCATAGAGTGCGAAGAGAACGGTTGGTACGACCTACTGTCTAAAGTCGATGGCATTACGCAAAGCCTTATCGACAACCCAACAGCCGCACAGCCAGTAATAACTGCTTTACGTTTCTGGTGCGATGCCGTAGATTGCAAGGTAAACGGATTGCCACCTGATGAGCATGATCTAATTCTACAAAACCCCATAATGAATGTACGCGCTGCCTTTGGCACTGAGGTCTAATGTTATCTGTCGAATATAAAGCCACTGGGGAGCTTATCCCTTATGTAAACAATTCAAGAACCCACAGCGAGGCGCAGATACAACAGGTAGCAGCAAGTATAAAAGAGTTTGGATTTACCAACCCAATCCTTATAGACGACGAGGGCGGCATTATAGCGGGGCATGGGCGTCTTCAGGCTGCACAGCTATGCGGTATTGCCGAGGTTCCGACAATCACGTTAGAAGGGCTTACAGAGGCTCAGAGGAAGGCATACGTTATTGCTGATAACAAGTTAGCCCTGAACAGTAGTTGGGACTCTGAGATGCTGGCTAATGAGCTAAAGGCTATATCTGAGACTGACATTAGCTTTCTAATCACAGGGTTCGACGATATACCTGAGATAGAGCCTGACGTTGATTATGGCCTCTTAGATGACGATATAGATACGTTAGAAGATGGCTGCAAAAAGGCTATCCAGATTGAGTTTCAGCTTGAGCATTACGACGAGGCTTACGAGCTTGTAAAGTTCTGGAGAGAGCAGGGCGCATACGTTGGCTATATGATGATGAACTATCTGAAGGCGGAGAAAGACAAGTTATGAAAACTATTGAGTTAACGCAGGTTGAACATGAAATATCTGTCGGCGATGTATGCGGAGATATAAAGCCTACTGTTACAGAAGATTGCATCTTTCTGCAAGACGGAAAGCCTATAGGATTTTTCATCAAGCAAATGCCTGATAAGGCTTGCAAGCTGGCTAATCTGGCTAACCATGAGCTACGAAGCGACAACGTGCCAAAGACTGCTATGGTCAGAGCTTCAGGCGTAGAGCAGTTTAGTTGTATCATCGGTGGTGTGCCGCCAAAGCCGCACATGAGGAGGCCTTACCCCAGTATATCTTCAGTTCATCAAAAGAAGTCAGCGCATAACTTCATCAAAGCTATGATACTGTTGGCGAGAGAGTCAGAGAAGCTGATTGCGGAGCATCTGCCAGAGCAATATGCTAGACAAAAAGAGATATTCGACGGCATAGATGACAAGTGGAAAGTCGGCAGCATGTTCACTTCATCTATTAGCAACTACAATATAAGCGCACCTTTTCATCGAGACACAGCCAACATCAAAGAAACTGTCAACGTGATTATCACTAAGCGCAAGAACAGCACTGGCGGCAATCTCTGCGTACCTGATTACAATGCAACTATCGACCAGTGCGATAATTCAATCCTTGTATATCCAGCATGGCGCAACGTGCATGGCGTAACCCCGATATTGCCAACGCACGATGGCGGCTACAGAAACAGTTTAGTTTTTTACCCATTACAGGCATTTATAAACGCATGAAACAAGGCAACCAAGGCGATGGGGGTGGGCGACCACCTGTTGAGCTAACGCCAGAGCAGATAATTGAGCTAAAAGCCCTTGCGTCTGTATTAAATAAGGCACAGGTTGCTGATTACTTTGGCATCTGCGAGAACACTTTGCGAGCTTTAGAGAAAAGACAGCCTGAAGTTTCTGAGGCTTATAAAAAGGGGCGAGTCAATCAGATAGCAGGGATGGGATCGAATCTTATCCAACTGGCAAAAGCCGGTAATGTCTCTGCGAATATTTTTTACCTCAAAACGCAGGCTGGCTGGAGAGAAAACGAGGCAGAAGCGCAAGAGATTCCCCCAATTAATATAGTGGTAGACCATCGTGCAATTGACCCTGCCGCAGAGTGAGATATTTTGTAGCACTAGCCGTTTCCGTAGCGTTGTTGCTGGGCGGCGATTCGGCAAGACATTCCTTAGCACTGGCGAGATACTGCGAGCAGCCACATCAGGTAAGAATAAGAACTGCTGGTATGTAGCACCGACCTACGGCTCTGCTAAAGAGATTGCTTGGGATATGCTCATTCATACCATTCCCCCTGAGTACCTAACCAAGACAAACGAAAGCAGCCTGACTATGCGCCTGATAAACGGCAGCACTATCAGCCTGAAGGGAGCAGAGAAGCCAAACAACCTGCGAGGGCGAGCGTTAGACTTTGTGGTGCTTGATGAGTTTGCAGATATGCGCCCAGAGGCTTGGTATGAGGTAATCAGACCATCGCTATCTGACAGGCTAGGCTCTGCTCTGTTTATCGGTACGCCTAAAGGTCGCAACCATTTCTATGACTTGTATAGCAAAGGGCTTGATGGTGATGATGACTGGCATAGCTTTCAATACACGACTATCCAAGGCGGCAATGTTCCCCCAGAAGAGATCGAGCAAGCCAGACAAGATTTAGATGAGCGCACGTTCAAGCAAGAGTATGAAGCCCAGTTTGTAAACTACAGCGGCATCATTTACTACGGCTTTAATCGAGAAGAATCTGTTGGTAAGATCGAGGCAGACCACCATACACTGCACGTTGGAATGGACTTTAACCTTGACCCAATGAGTGCGGTTGTTTGCGTTAGGCATCACGACACATTGTTGGCGATTGATGAGGTTGTAATGTGGGGCAGTAACACTGATGAAATGGCGCAAGAATTGAAAGCGCGATATCCTGACAAACGTGTTATCATCTACCCCGACCCCGCGTCAAGACAAAGAAAAACTAGCGCAGGCGGTAGAACCGATTTGAGCATACTTCAGAACGCGGGTTTTGAGGTAAAGGCTAAGACCAGACACGCACTGGTTAGGGACAGAATAAATGCGGTCAATTCCCGATTGCTGTCTAGTGATGGTCAGCGGAAGTTGCTGATAGACCCTAAATGCAAGCAGACGATTGAATCTTTAGAGCGTCAGACCTACAAAGAGGGAACAAGTATTCCTAATAAAGATGGTTTTGACCACATGAATGATGCGCTCGGCTATCTGGTAGAGTATCTATTCCCAGTACGCACAGAACGCGTTGTAGAACAACCAAGACGGTGGAGCTAATGGCTTATAGCAAAGACTTAGAATACACGCACCCAGAATATGATAATAACAAATACCGCTGGGAGTTTTACCTGCGCAGTTATATGGGTGGTGAAGATTACCGCGATGGCGCATATCTGACGCGCTACGTCAATGAAGATAAAGACGAGTATAGCAGACGACTCGATCTAACCCCGATGGACAACCACAGCAAGAACATTGTCCACATCTACAGCAGTTTCTTATGGCGACAGCCCCCAGTGCGCAGCTTTAACTCTGCCGCTGGCAACTATGCACTAGAACCATTCCTTAAAGACGCTGATCTTGATGGTCGCGGATTTAATGCCTTTATGCGTGAAGCTAATATCTGGGCTAGCGTTTACGGCAACGTCTGGATTGTTGTTGATAAGCCTCAGTCTAATGCCAGAACTAAAGCCGAAGAGCTAGGGCAGGACATTCGACCTTATGTGACTATGTTCACCCCAGAAAATGTATTTGACTGGGAATATGAACGTATGCCTTCTGGTCGGTATGAGCTTTGCTATCTTAAAGTTCGCGAATCTATAGAAGAAATCAGCGACACTGAAAAGCGTGTTTATTATCGTATCTGGCGCAAAGACTCTGTTGAGCTTTGGGAAAGCATTAATGAAATGGATCGGCAGATTGAAGTTATGGACAATGTGCTTGGTCGCATCCCTGCTGTTTTCCTGCCTGCTCAGAGATCAGTAGTTCGCGGTATCGGTATTAGCGACCTATCAGATGTTGCGTATATGCAACGAGCTATCTATCAAGAGCTTTCAGAGATCGAGCAGCTTATTCGTATCAGTAACCACCCCACTTTAGTTAAGTCATACGAGACTGACGCAAGTGCAGGTGCCGGTTCGGTGATCAATATGCCTGACGACATGGAAGCTGGCATGAAGCCCTATATTCTACAGCCTAGCGGTCAGAACCTAGATAGCGTTAGAGCCTCTATAAACGACAAGATCGAATACATAAACCGCATGGCTCATATGGGCGCAGTACGCGGCACAGAAGCAATCACGCAGTCTGGTGTAGCAATGCAGACTGAGTTTCAAATGCTTAACGCGAAGTTGGCTGAGAAGGCCGACATATTAGAACTAGCTGAAGAGCAAGTCTGGAACTTTTGGTGCGATTATCAAGAGCTGACCCCAGACGTTGAAATATTCTATCCTGACAGCTTCGATATTCGAGACTACGACAAAGAGCTAATATTCTTGCAGCAGATGCGAGCGACTGGTGTTAAGTCTGTAACTCTATCGCAAGAGATAGACAAGCAGATCGCCGA